GTTTTTCATTTCATTTTTCCCATCTTATTCTTAGCAGTGCGTTGGCCACGTTGTGGCATTTTGGCCTCGCTCATGGCAATAGCGACCGCTTGCTTGCGATTTGTCACTACAGGGCCACCTTTGCCAGAATGTAACGTACCGGCTTTATATTCGCCCATGACCTTGCCAACCTTTTTAGCTCCAGTTGCTTTTTTCATACTAACTCCGTTACTGAAAATGTTGATGCCGTTACAGTTGCATCTTTAATGACAGCAATCTTTTCACCAGCATTTACCCTAATAATTTCAGAAAAGTTGTTAGGCATCATGGGTGAAGTTGTTACACTTGCTGTTGGATTTGTGCCAATTTGAAAATGGCAATGTCCTAAAGAGCAAGATAAACGAACCATCGTTGTGGATGCACCAAAAGCGGTTGATTGAACACTAGAGTTGGTGACAGAAAATACTTGGGTGGTTCCCATAGCTGGCACACCGAAAGCCACTTGATTAGGGTCTAACTGAAATGTTGACATATCTTTTAATCCTTAGTTATAGGGCCGCCGCCCTTCCAAGCATCACAAGTGCGAGCCGCCGCACAAGTAAACTGAAACAAGTCGCAATAGCCTAGATCAGCCGCTGCTACAAATTCTTCGTCATACGACAATTCATCTTCGTTTTCGTCCTTCTCCAACCCGCCAACAATGCACTCCATCATCTTTGGCGTCTGAATAAACGCCGCACAATTGCCGCATCTCATACCTTTGACTGTATTGGTCGGCGCGTTGTACATCGTGGCTTTTCTTACCCAAAAAACTGTATTAGTTTCATCTGGGTTGGGTGGGCCATAACCGTATTCTTTAAACGCATGATTACGGTTTTTGAGATTAACCGAGATGTCTTGCGTTGCAATCGGGCAACTTTTGCCAGTTAAAAGACCAGTTTTCATCTAAAAAGTATTCGATCTAACAAAAATGCAGCAGCGCCACTTATGGCCGACGCAATAGCCATACCGACCCAAAAACCGCCTTTAGACTTGTTAGCCATAGCCAACAGCTTTTTGACGTCTTCGCGCAGTGCGCTAACTTCAACCTGAAGCACTTCAACTTGAGCCTCTAGCTTGCCAAATTCGCGCAAATCGATATCAGACATTATCTATCTTTCTCGGCCTCCCAGGCCGTTTTTGCGCCTCTGGTGGCTGCATAACTATCAAATGTTCGTCGTTATCGTCTAAAGTTTCGGACTCGTCGATACGCACATAACCGGCATGGCCTTTCATGCTATCTATATCGTGGGGCTGGTTAAACGTAACCATTTGACCACTTTGAAGGCATCTAAATGTAGCCATAACAACCCTTAAAAAATCAGGGGCCGAAGCCCCTGAGTCTTATGCTAATGAACGTGCTACAACGATGCGCAAAGTTGACGATGCTAAGTCAACAGTTGAGCCTGACTCATTTTGGATGCGGAAATTAACGGTGTTGGCTGCGCTAACGTAACCAGTAACAGTCAAACCCACTAAATCCACGCCTAACGATGCGCCAAGAACCATATCACCCAAGGCAACGCCTGGGATGGTTATGTCATCGGTTTCGCCAGCGCCATCTACTAACGAGCCAGCGTCAAGAGTAGCCCTAACGAGCCACGTATCAGAAAACAGGCCACGAAATTGATCGTTACCTGCACGTACAGTTACTGCGGATGCTGTTGCCATAGTATTTCTCCTAATTAGGTTAAAAACCCCCACCCGAAGGTGGGGAGTTTAATTAGGCAGGTACGGCCAAGGCAAATGCCGAAGACGAAAGAGCTGCGCCGACAGTTGCCGCAGCACGCATGGCTTTAACACCATAGATCGTGTCAGCAGTAAACAGGGTACCGAGGTATTCCTGCTTGTACTGAGTCTGCGAACGAACGCTCAACTGCTCAACCAGAACCATTGCATCCTTGTGACCCATCAAGCAGATACGGTCTGTAGCGCTGTTACCAGCACCAGTATCAGCGTTTGACGAAACAAACACAGGGATACCGTACAGGTTGCCGATTTCGCCGTTGCGGATTGCATTGCCATCACCGACGAATGCTTGCTCAGTGTAACGAGCCAGACCCATCAATGTGTTGCGGCTTGAAGGAGGGATCAGGAAGAAACGGCCATCCATTGGTGTGTCGTTGTCATCCAAACGCTGGATTGTGCGACGGATAGCTGCATCAGTCAGAGCGGCTGCATTAGACGATGTTGAGTTGTATGCAGTTGTACCGTTCGAACCGATAAAGGCTTTAGTAGTTGTGTTGCTAGTTGCATAGTCGTCGGTGCCAACTGTTGCGCCGTTAAATGCGCGACCGAGTTGAACCAGATCGGTATCAACGCGACGAGCCAAAGCGTAGCCAGCGTCGGCAGTGTAGAACTGACGCATTGAGTTCAGCGCTTGAATCTCAGCGATGTCCTCGATCAAACGGCTGTACTCATAGTGCTTGTCGATCGATACTTGTACTTCGGTGTTGCTGGCAGCGATCAAAGTCACTGCATCAGTTGCCGCTTTAGCGTTAGCTGTGCCGCGAGTCGGTGCTGGGATGTGGATCACATCACCTTTTTTGCCACGGAAGTTCATCTTCATGACCAGATTGGCCAGAACGAGGTTCTTCTTATAAGCGGCAACAATCTCGTCACTCCAAATTTCTGGAACGAAGGTACCGGCGCTCGATACGGTTACGCTATTGGTTGGTGAAAATGCTGCATTTGCCATGTTATTACTCCTAGATCAAAAGTTTTATTTAACCCTGCCCTCTTGATACGCCGCCATAATCTCATCAGACAATGCGTCATATCGGGCTGGATCGTTCATTTTTAGCCGAATTAGGTCAGCACGACGGTAAACTCTTTTCGAACTCTCACCGCTTCCACCGCTATCGACTTGTACAGATTTCATCGTTTTCTGGCGATCCGTTGATGCTTGTTGGTTCGCTTGCTTCGTCTGAATACCACGCAACTCTTTATAGGTGGACAGCAATTCGTTAGCCGAATCAAAATCAAACTCTGCATCAGCGCGCTTGAATAAATCCAAGCGGATATTTGACGATTTAACCCAATTCACAAACCCATCATCGCGAACGACTTGTTCAAAATCAGGGTGTGCTTGTGCTAACTTTTGCTGAGTCTGTAGCGCTCTCAACTCCATTGCAGCCTTGCGAGCTTCAATAATGTCAGGGTGCTTATCAATCGTATTACGAACTGCCTTTTGTGGGTCTTCGTAGAAGTCCACTTCCTGCTCTTCCTCTGCAATAGGTTGCTGTCTGGAATTGAGGTTTTGCTTAATCAGTTCATCAGCCAGTTTCCGCACTTCGCCGACTTCTTGCGCTTGGCGTCCAATGACTTTTTCCGCTTCTTGGTGCATCTTCATAACGTCTTCAAGAGACTTATTCCGATACCTTTCAGGAAGGTCTGGTTTGTCATTACCAATCGTAGATTCTAGCTTGGCTTCTTCTGTCTCTAACTCAGAAGGCAACTCATTTTCTGGATCAACTAACATATTAGGTTTCCTTTTCCTGCCATCTTTTGGTTCCCAGGATAATAATAAACAGGCCAGAATCTGGTTATCTGTTCGCTTTTTGCTCCGCAGCGAGTTTTTCTCGATGCCTACGGTCAAATTGGGCTGCGGCGGTCGGGAATGCTCCTGACCAACCCTCCAATTTAAACGATGGAGCGGATACTACACGGTGGGCGTTACCACCGCATTCGCATTGAACTTGAACCAGCTCATAACTAGTCAACTTTTCAATACGATGCCCATTTTCACAGGCAAATTCATACATTCGGCGCATTTAAATCCTCATAAGCATCTGAGCTGACTTGTCGCAAGTTTTTCAGCCATAGCAAGATAGAAAGCTCGCCCTTCTTGAATTGTAAACTTTTTTCGTCTTCAACAGCAGAAAGATTATTCAATGCGTTTACCATTTCGTCAATATCTTCTACTAGATCGTTCCACCCTTTGGTGGCCATCATAGAGAATCTATCTTCGTAATACTTTTGCAACTCAGGCGTCATTTAAAACCCATGAAGTTGTGGCTTCATCCCACGAATATACGCCGCCATCAGTAGGCATAGCTACTGGTGCTTGCCATTGAGCATTAGTGTCTAGTGTCCAACTTGAGAACGGTTGCGGAGGCACAAACGCATCTATGTCTGCGCAATAAGTGTATCCAATACCAGCATAGTTCTTACGAAATGGAGTTCCGCCATTTTTATGAATGCCAGCTATTGTGTTGTAACTTGTACGCTTACATACTTGACCACGAAAGTCACCATACCAAACTTCCCAATCTATACCATCTTCGCCCTCGTCTTTGCCGACAATAACTTCAGTAACGATATTGTTTTCATCTAAAAATGCGTAGTGAGCCATTTTATTCTTCCCTCAAATTCAAACCTGTCAGACTTTCATCCGATCCTATATGACCTTTAACAAACGTATTAAACGCTATGCTAATGCGAGTATTGTCATCTTCTTTAGTCTGTACCATATGCGTTAAGTGCGATGGGAATAGAATCAAATCACCCGCACCAACAGGAAACCACCATGACTCAGAATTGTAAGGGTTAAACTCAGCAGCAGGAACCTTAATCCGTTCGTAGCCATCTTTGTAAAAGTAAATCTTATCTACTTCTCTATTAGCCTGTGAATAAAACACACCACTAACCAAACTATTTGGATGCGAATGTTTATGATGAAACTGTCCAGCTTCCGTATAGTTAGCCCAACTCTGCGTTAAATACAGACTCACATCAAACTTCGGTGCGTGTATTGCCTTAAAGTATTCCAACATTGAATCTTCAATAAAATCACGCAGCTCAGTAAGTTCTTTGCTCTTTAGAATCTTGCGATCCTTGCTAGTCGTATTACCTTCGTTAGCGTAATGCTCCTGACCTTTAATAAACTCTAATTCAGCTTCAGTCAGATCACGACCAAACTTAAAAAACGCAACAGGCGTAGGGAAAAGATTATTTACGACCATGAAACATTGCCTGTGCCGGCTGTGACTGAAGTTATTTTAAAAGAACCAGAAGTTGCCGTTGAAAGTGTTAAACCACCACCTGGATTACTGATGGTTAAAGTGCTTGAATATTTAAGAATAACTATGCCGGAACCGCCGCCGCCACCGTCGCCGCCTGTTGCCGAATTAGCACCGCCACCGCCGCCTAAATTTGCTGTGCCTGACGAACCATCTCCAGCGCCCCCGCCTCCAAGACCACCAGCTCCAAAATTAGGGCTAGTATTACCCCCAGAAGTGCCGCCACCGCCGCCACCGCCAGCATAGGTCGTGCCTGGCGAGCCTGTAATAGTTGATAGTAAACCTGCGCCTCCAACGCCGCCAAAGCTAGACGCATAAGTGCCAACGCAAGCAGTACCAACAGCAAAAGCACCACCGCCGCCACCACCACCAGCATCTGTACTAGCAGAACCAGCACCTCCAGCACTACCTTGTGATGGACTTGTGTTAGGCGTATTCCCTGCACCGCCAGGTTGTAGATTACCGCCGCCGCCCCCTGAACCCCCCGATGCGCCAGCGTTATTGTAAGCACCGCCGCCACCGCCGCCGTTAGACGTAATCGTGCTAAATACTGAATTTGAACCTGCTGTGCCGTTGCTATTGCCGGGGCCTGCACCACCAGCTCCACCACCACCAACAGTCACGGTGTAATTAGTCCCAGTAGCTATAGAAAAACCAGTATTTGTACGGAAACCACCAGCCCCGCCGCCGCCTCCATGTTGACGAGAACCGCCTCCAGCACCTCCAGCTACAACAAGATATTCCGCAGTAAGAGCAGCAGCAGCACCAGAGCCAGCTACAAACATATTCATAATGCCACTCATGACACGTTTCCTGTCACCACACAAACCGTACCGCTAATAAACAGTACTGTTGCAACGCCTCTAGTCGCTAATGTCATTGTTGATTTATCTGTATCCGTACCAGCAATGTAAGCCGTAGTAATAGAGCAGGTAATCGTAGCTGTCGAACTTGTATTATTAAAAATACTTATTGCGTCACCTTCAGCAAATGTAGCGTCAGGAATTGTTATTGCTCCACTAGCACCGATCTGAACATATTTACCGACGTCACCCACAGCCAATGAATAAGAACTTGTCTTAGTGCCGACAGCAGGTAGATCACGATAGCCAATAGGATTAGTCCCATCGACAGTACAGTTTGTTAAAGTGCCTGAGCTTGGAGTGCCAAGCGCACCACTTGGTGCAACGTAATCTGTTCCGGCTGTAGCATTTGCTAATGCGCCACCGCTATTAGCTTTCAATAATGCTGTACCACTAGGGGGAGCAAGGTAATCTGTTCCTGCAGTCGCTGCGGTAAATGCACTTGTGCCATTGCCTTTTAACACACCGGTCAACGTCGTTGCACCTGAACCACCATTAGCCACCGGCAACGTGCCTGTTACTTGCGTCGTTAAATTAACCGCACCAATAACTGTTTTTAAGTTACCGCTAGAATCAAATACTCCGTCTGTTGTCCACGTATCGCCAACAGCTAACGTCACTTTTGCTAGTGTGCGTTGTGTTGCGTTGTTGTCGTACTTAACAAATATGGTAACGGCTGCGGTGTCACCGTTAAAGATCGTAATGTCTTTCACGACACGGCGGTTCGTTCCTGTTGGCGCTGGTACAACGCTAACATCCGTTGAGCCATTCAATGCACCGTCAGTCGCGCCCTCGGTAATGCCTGAACCGGCATTGTCAGCGTAAGTGGCGACGAATGTTGGGTTGGTTGTAGCGGCTGCGCCAGACATGGCCACTTGAATGCTAATGGCCGTTCCGTCTAAAACTAAAATTTTCATTTTTTACCTCTTAAGATAAGAACCAGGCATACGCTCCACCATCGCCAGAGCCACCACCGGATGCCGCAATTGTAATAGCTCCTGCGGCATTTGTGATCGTTATGTTAGTGCCAGCCGTTAGCGTTGCTTTGGTTAACGTGTTGCCGGTCGAGTTACCAATTAACAGTTGGCCATCAGTAAATGTGGTTTGACCTGTACCGCCATTAACCACTGGCAAAGTACCTGTTACACCGGTGGACAAAGGTAAACCGGTTGCATTAGTTAATGTACCGCTGCTTGGTGTACCTAAAGCACCGCCTGGCGCAACAAAATCAGTCCCTGCCGTTGCAGCACTTGCTACACCAGACGTTGCTTTAACAAGACCGGTTAGCGTTGCACGTTTAATTACTTTGCCGGTTGTGCTGCTAAACAAGGCCAATTCAGAATCAACTGAAGAAGCTGGGCCAACCACATCACCTGAACCAGCGGGGGTACTCCATAACGCATCGGTGCCGTCGGTACTTAAAAACTTCCCTGCGTTACCTGTTTGGTCTGGCAAACTTGTGCCACTACCGCCACCGGCACCGCTTGCGCCTTGGTTGATAATGATTTTTAGGCGGTCAGTAATGTCTGGCGGCAGTATTTCACCCGCATTAATCTCACGGCCATTCGATAGCGTGATGACTAGGCTGTTATCGAAGTCCAAACGTATATCAGCAATCGATATACCGTCAGCACCGTCCAAACCATTGATACCATCCACACCATCGCGGCCATCACGGCCAGCTAGACCGTCTTTTCCATCCTTACCATCACGACCATTGCGACCGTCACGGCCATCCGTACCATCACGACCATCCTGAATATTAGCAATGCGTGACTCAAGCATCGAATAAACGCTGTCGTACTTGCCTTCTAAGTCGCCCTTCATTTTCTGAAGCGCTTGAATGACCGCTTGAGCGTTCTCGGCTGCTTTTTTCTTCTGCATTGCCCTTGCTTCGGACACCGTATTGTTTACAGAGTCAAAAAGGCTGTCGGGAACCTGATCCACATTAAATAGCTTGTCAATATCCATTATTGCATTCCCTTTTGCAGTTCATCAAGGAAGTCATTTTCAGCATCGACAACATTATCCTTGGCTTTTGACATTTGCAGTTCGACAATCTTTGACTTGTTCTTAATATCCGCTTCTTTCAGCATCAATTCAGCGACCTTGACACGCTTATCAAACTCTTTGGACGCCATATCGGCCTGATTAGGCAGGTTAGCTGTCAATCCTTGCTGAATCTTGGCTTGTACTTCCAGGGGTTTTAGCTTGGTGTCGATCATAATCTTGGTTGCTTCAGCACGATTCTGCTCGGCTTGCGTCGTATTGACTGCAATCTGAGCTTGTGCTGCTTGCAAGGCCAACTGTTCCTGAACCAACTGCTTTTCTTGTGCCGCTGGATCAACTTGACCCATTGAATCTAAGCGCGCCATCAATTCAGCACGGTTAGAAAGCGAGCTATTTGCGACAATTCCTTTGAGAATGATAGGCAACACTGGCGTATCAGGGCCAAGAGTCTGTAACAAACTGATAAATTGAGCCTGTTCGTACTCACGCGCAATAATACCTAGCGTTGCCGTTGGAATGAAGACCATATCAACTGACGGATAGCGCTCTGGATCGAACTGCATAAAGCGGTACGCTGCTTTGTTGATGAACGGAATCAAAAAGTCTTCTTGGAAGTTCACCAGTGTGCGCTTGTACTTCTTAATGATCGAAGCCACCGCCATCGACATGCCAGTACCCGCCGCATCGCGTCCAACCGCTGACACCATACCGTTAGAATCTAACGTGCCGGTCGCTTGCAAGAGCATTTGCTGGAATTTTTCAGCCGTCGTGATGCTTGAGCCGTCTGTTTGGCCAAACTTGAACGGATAGAGAATCTCATTCGGGTTGCCGTTGGTGTAGATTGCTTTGCCTGGCATGATTGTCAGCTTCGCACCGCGAGGCAATCGCGTAGCGTCCACGGCCATCATTGGCGAGGCGGTCAATGCCAATGAGTCCAAGTGAGTGCGCACTTGCGCATCAATGGACTTTTGCATGTTGTACGCTTTTTCGATCGTCCCACGGCCTGGCAATCTGTTGGGTACGGTGTCGGCCTGATAGGTCAGTACAGGACGATCCTTCATCATGTACGGACTCTCTTCAGCCTTTAACAACAGGCCGTCGTTCGCAATCACAATGATCGCCTCGACCATATCTTGATAGTCTTCAGCCGCCGAATCGTCAGGGAACAGCTCGACGATGTCTTCGTTTTCAACTTTTTGCAGGTACTCGCGGGGGACTAAGCCGTAGTAAGTTAGCAGTAAGACTTTTTCATCTTGGTACTGGCTAATCTCTTGGGTCGGCTCTAAGTCAGTGTCTTCGTAGGTCGGGGTGATGTTGACCTTGCGGTAGATACCACGCTCGATACCACGCACCACCTTGTGGATTGATACGTACTTCTCGATGGCCACGCCCATGCAATCCTCAACGGTTGTACCGTTTGGATCCCATAGGAAATTCTTCGGGTTGATTGGCATCGGCTTGACTGAGACGCGCATCTTCTCAACGGTTCCGATGGCTGCTTGTGCTTGGCCAGGCATTGGCATGGTCGCAGGAGCTAATTCTTTCTCCATTGATGTGACAACCTCAGCGATACCAGTTCCGTAAATCTCGGCCAACAGCACCACTTGGTCAATGTGCTTGCGCAACTTGTCACGCTTGAAGTCTTCCATCATCTGGAGCTTCAACATTTCAGTATCTAATGGATTGCCGTCAATATCCTGAATGTCGTCTTTGATGTCAAAGAATTCGCCAGAACCAAAGATCGCCTCGATAATCTCAGCGTGGCGGGTTTCAACAGCTTGTTGGGTAGCGGGGGTAACTATGCGTGAGCGCTCGGACTCTCTTGTCTTATCTTCCGACGCCCATTGGCCACGGAAGATGCGCTCGTATTCTTCCCATTGCGGGAGGAAGTTAATATCTCGATACGTTCTCCACCGATCGCAGTGGTCAACCACGAAACTGACTAGTTCCTTGTCATTCTCTGTGGGTTGATCGAATTCGTTTTGATCCATTTATACACCCGAAATAATGTCCACCGGTTCCCAATCGTCAGAATCATCCTCTTGCATATAGGATGTCACGGCTAATTGGTCTATATAGGACAAGGCGTCAGGCAAATCGTCATGCACCCCTTGTGCAGGGAACATAAGAAGCTGATCTAGGAATACGTCCCAATCCTCGTCTGAGTTAAGCACAATTCGTCCATGCTCAAAACGCCCTTGGAGGCTCCAGATAATCCGGTCAGCCTTTTTCCGGTTGCCATGCGTTAGGTCAACTATGTGCGAATATACATTATTTTTTCGCATTAAGTCACTTAAATATGGCAAAACGGCATTTTTTAATGCCCCCCGCTCAATTCCAATCGATAGCGGACGGTAATCCCGCATGGCCATCAGTATCTTTGCCGCCGTCTCACGGATATCCCACCGGCCATGCTCGATCTTCTTGATCCACCATTTACCATCGTCGGTGACTTTAACAATCGCTATGGCTGTTTCGTCTAACCGCTTCTTGGAATTAGCCGCTTGCTTGGCCACTTCTTCAAATCCGGCCAAGTCAACGGCAATAAAGTAACTACCGTGCGACGGCTCTTCACCGTACTTGATCCAATCTTCCTTGAATATGTCCGAGCCAGCGTTACTGAAACTGGCCATGTATTCCTGTTTAAAGGCAAAGCTCGATAGCGTTTTTTTGGCCGACTCAATTTCTTCTGGGTCAATCAATGGGTTATCTTTGGTGGTGAAGTGCCAGCTCTTCCAATCGGGGTCGTAGTTCTTATCATCTTTGTCAACGTCGCCCAAGTTGTACAAATCGTAAAACCAGTTCCTGCCCTTGGGCGTACCGATAAACATGGCACGACCCTTCTTGTCCGACAAGGACGCACGAATAACCTGCTCCCACGTTTCCGGCTTAATGTCGGCCACTTCGTCCAGCACGGCGTAGGTCAATGACACACCGCGCAGGGTATCTGGACGGTCAGCCCCGCGAACATAAATGGCCGCACCATTGATTAGGGTGATGTCCTGATTATTGATGTGACTATTGGCAATGACTTCACGCCCCAAGTCTAGCAACACGTTCCAGATAATCTGTCTAGCCTGACCATTGGTCGGAGCCACATACAGCACCGCCGAGCCAGCGGGGCAACGCAAACCCTCGATTAACAACGTAGTGGCCGCTAACCTAGACTTACCGCAACGGCGACCAGCCGCCACCACTTTGAAGCGCGAGGTATCGGTGAAGACTTCTTGCTGCCACGGCAGGAGTTGGAAATTAAGGTCGGCCATTAATTGCTTTCAACATCAATAATGTTTTCGTCAGGCTGTGATGGCGATATTAGCAACGGCTCACCGCCCAAGCCAGTGATATTAATCGTAACAGCGTTCCTTTGCGCCGAGCCTTTCTCAAACAGACTAATCGGCAAAGCTCGATCCATGCACATCTTGATCGCCGCCATCTGGCCTGGGTGGCCATCTGTCAACGCTATCTGGACAACTTTTTCGACTACATCTTTTCCAGACGACCTGATGATGATCTCTTTCAATTCCTTGATCCGTTGGTTGTCAGTCTTCGGTAAGGT